TCCTCCATTATTTACATTCTTTTCCTTCCCCGCGCTCTTCCGTTTTTGCGTTTTTTTTTTTTTTTTTTTTTATTTTATCACAATGTTGGAAAGCCACAAAGCAGAAAACCATAATGTGATAAGGTTACATAATTGCCTCAGCATTGTATGATAGCATCAATCATTACAGATTGCTCACTACACGTCCAGCGTGCCACAACTTTTCAGCCATGAAAATACTTACATACGAGGTTTGTATAACCAATATATTATATATAACGGATTGCAAAAAACAAACAAACCGCAGAAAACAAATTAAAGAAAAATGAATAACTTAATAAACATAAGTTGTACCAATATCAGAAACCAAAACTCCAGCATATGACACCGTAGTTGCGGATTGAGCTGGGAATAAAATAACTAGAGAAGCTGCTGTTGCAGTAAAATTAGCATCAAATAATGATGTGGTGCCTGGACTATTAGACATGCTAGTTGTAGCAGTGGAACCTATAGTCCCACCGCTATAAGAAATACCAGCATTAAAATAAGACAAACCAGTGCCTATGACAACAACTTGCACATTAATAGTATGACCAATAGTTAAACCATTTATTATCAATTGGTTATTATTAGCACCAGTACCAGCTGTAAAATAACCGGTAGAATTGGCAGTAGGGACCGTAACATTAGGCACTGTACCAAATATAGACGAACCCGTTATACCTGATGTCCATGCTGAGGTAAATGTGAATTGGGAAACAGTAGGAATGAAAATTGAAGCTTGAGGATTAATCAGCTCAATCTCATATTCTAACCAAATTTTACCCCACTGAGCTCCAGACGTACCATCTACAGATGCAACAATTAAATTGGCCACATCATAAGTTTTTAAATCAGCTGAACCAGCAACTAATGGGCTAGATCTAATATAATACTCACGATTGCACATCTTTGGGTCCATGTGCAAAACAACATCTCGCCATGGGGGTGTTTCAACTAAACCTGAATAACTAGAAAAAGCTGCTTCACCATTAGGTAAACCATCCAATGGGTCATAATCAAAAGCCATTTGATAAGAACCAGGATAACTAGTTGTTGCACGAGTAATATAACGGACTGATAATTTTTTTACTTTATATTTTTCATATAACAAAGCCATTCTAGATAACCAAGGGAAGGTTGTGGCCAAACCTGGTTGCATAGAAAAGAATTGAGATGAAAAACTTATTTGACCAACAGCATTGGCTAACAGTTCTTTATGTTTAACAAGAACCGAATTGTGACCAACATTCTTTATAGAAGCATTGGAATGTTTTATAATAGTAGTTCTACTAACGGGAACTTCACATATATAACTCTTTATAGCACCAGGTTTTTGGTTATTCATATTTTTATTTTTATTTTTATTTTTTTTAATACCAGGTTTCCCTGGATTATATTTATTTTTATTTTGTTTTTTATCCATTTCCAATGATACGAGGAAATGCAATATATAATACAAATTTAGAAAAAGTTTTTCTAAAAGGAGATATTTTGTTCAAGGGATGCTTATTAATTAAACTATTACTAGCTAGATGTGGAAAGATCACACACTTAAGTTAATAGGTTGCAAACCAGTGTATAAAATCCATAATTCTCGATCTGTTAAAAAATTTTTAAACGCATTAATTACATCACTATCATTTGAATTTCGATAGCGGTTGCGCATATAATTTATATATTCAGAAAAAAACTCCCTACAACTCTCACATGCAAAGGTTTCATTACGAAGCCCACAAGCACGAATAATTGAGTGAGAACTAGTCTTTTCCTCATTATAAACCAATAATGAACACCTCATTTTTTCACAATCAATTGACGGCAACAACATAGCATAACCTAATGTTGGTATATCAACTTCTTTATACGAGTGACCAATAAAAGTACAATCTTTATTGTATCTAAATTGTTCACTAGCAAAATGATAGTCCATTAAAATTTCTTGTTTATTTATCCTAATTGATTCAACATTAAATAAGTGTTGTATGGAGGAATGAACTTCTATATTGAGATCATCTCCAACAATACAACAATTAATTGTTTTCTCAAAATTTTCATAAAAGTGCATATGTGATGGTAAAGATAATAACCACAACACAACAACATCCATCCAATTCTTTAATGAATTGTCAGGAGTCGTACAAGCTTGACCTGATGGATTGCCAACTCTACGACTATAAACAGCACCATCGACATCCACCATTGGGGCATCTGATAGTTCTTTATATATATTATAGAGTCGAATCTTATTTTCATCAGTACGATCTTGTTTACACAACATTTTAAATCGGAAATCACGGATTTTATCAAAACACTTCTTTCGGAAATTGCCATCGAACTGAACACCATCTAGTTCAATGACATTGGGTAAATTACCAAATTTTGTCATATAGTAATTTAATTCATGAAAACCACCACAAAATGGATTAAGTCCAATTTTTATGGGTAGCCTTCGATGATGTTTTATCAAACGGGCATTCATATCTTGTGTAAGCATAGTATGAGCTGTTACATGATTAACATCCATCGAAAC